CTTGTACTTTGATTCCGTCCAGTCTCGAAGGAAGTTAGGTTTGCCATCGTTGACGTCATAGAAAAATTTTATCCAACCGCTACTAAGTCCATGATCTGCGACGCAATGGTATTCAATCTTTCGTCTGTTTTCAGTTGATCGATCTAAACTAATCACGTCGTATGATATTTTCTGAGTTTTGGCCTGGCAATCCCACAAGCCTACTTCGACTGGTGGGGGTTGATTCCAAATTGCATGCCATGTGGCGTCAATTGGAATGTTGCTTGCCATGTTTAAATTTACCGGACTGACTTCATCGATTCCCAAAGTTTCCTTCCAAGTTTTGCTAGTTAGTTCGTAAGAACGATCATTAGGGGTACGCCCGTCTCTCCTTATGATCACGCAGCCTTTGTCAAACAACTCAGATACTGCGTCAAAAGTCAAGCTGCTATACTCTGTAGAATACTGCACCTTGATCCTTGTCTTAGAAACTAAATAATCTTCACTAATTTTAATTACACTGTTGATCCGCATCAACACTCTTTTGCGATGGTTTTGTACCAACCGGTATACAAACCACATGGTTCCAACTACAAGAACCAAAAGGACGATCATGTTAAAATTTTCCCATGTGACCAACTTGGAAAAATCTGGACTTTCACGTTCCACTCTATCATACATATCATACAAAAATTTTCTCCCATAGGAAATTGTGTTATTCCTTGTATGTTCCAGTGAACTGGGGTATTCACTAGTACTATCAGCGAGTGGCCGGCTGTTTATGGCAACTCGAGGCGCTTTACGCATCCCCCTATCGTTTCGGGCACCAGGGATTATTGCTGTAAAATTACTCATAGTTTTACTGATCGAAATGGTCATGTCAATGGGCATGTGTCAATGCTTCAAACTTTAAGCCCGTTATAAAGATACATCGCATTCAACCGCGCCGAAGCGCACCAGATGGCCTTCGCCATCTCACAGTTTTCACAGTTCTTGGTGATCACAACAATGAACATGTACCGGTTTGTTTATATCACCACCGGGATTAAGAGGCTAT